ATGATGATTCTCATTCTGCCTAATTTTTCAAATATAAAATCTCTAAAACTTTTCATTATGCGTTATCTACCAATACAATTGTAAAGTCTCCTGATATTGTTGCGTTAGAAGAACCTTTTACTCTTAAATCAATATCAGTTTTTTCTGTTAATTTTAATGGCACAGGAAAATCAATTGATTGATTACCTTGGTTTAGTGACAAAGTTGATTGTACTCTAAACGCACCACCAAATGGTCGTTGAAATAAAAATAAATCAACGACTTGGTTTTTAGATGCACTAGCATTTATGTTCATTAAATAACCTGTCTTATCTGCTGGTATTGTATAGATACATTGTAATGTTTGTCCCATATCAGCTGCAATTTCTGTTACAATTGTTGAACCTCTTTTAACGTGAATATCACCAACATTGGTAGCAGTTACCATAAAAGCACGATTAACTCTGGAGAAAGTTTGTGTACCTGAAACTGGTGTTGAACCTGTCAATGTTAATGTTTCTGTAGCTTCTTCATAGTTTTCATCTAAACCTGTAATGGTTACATCTGTTGTATCTGAACCTGATGAGGATTCTACCGTAATTGTACCTGCTGAATATGTCCAATCATATAAAGCATTTGCTGTTGTATCTGCTCTTGTCCATACAGTTGACATTGTAGATACAGCGGTTTCAAAAACAGCTCCATATTTGTGAATACCTGAATATCCGTCAACTAATCCAGCTGCAATCGGTACATTCGAAGCCGCACCAAATGTATTAATAATATTACCGTCTTTATCAGCAAGCATTTGAACCTCAAAAACCGTTCTATCGTGTCCAAAAGGTCCGTATTGTTGTAAGTCTTTTCTCCAGTTTGCCATATTTTTTATCCTTTAATCCAATTTTTTGCTAAAGTAAAGTTTGCGGTACTAAACTCTAGTCTATCTACTAATTTTACTGCGTTGCCCATTCTATCTACAGCAACATAACCTTCAGGATTTGTTACTTCAAACCCATTACCTTTTTGTAAGAAAGTTCCTATTGATTTAATTTGATTCATTTTACTTACAAGATAATTTTTAACTCTTTGTAAAGTTACATAACTTGCAATCGCAAAATATATTTCATTATCATATCTGTCAATAAATTTTAAACCATCATCTCTTATTGTTTTGTATTTACTTTTTGCAGCTTCTGTTTTTTTACTTGACATTTCATCATCTAAAACTGAAGCATAGTACTTTCTAAAATCTGATTGTAAACCTTTTACGTTACCTATAGTTTGACCTTCTCTTATTTTTGTATTGAAGAAAATCTTTAGTCTTGCACCAACTGATAACATATTAGTTTGTCTTTTTAATAAATCTAAAATAACTTTACCTTTTGAAATTGATCCCATTGCCATTCTTAACATACCATCATACTGATCACTTTCAGCAGTTGTAAATGTAGCAACACCAGACGAGTCTTTATAACTTGCGTCATCAAAGAATACTGATGGCGTCTTTGTAAAACGATTTACATTGACGCCAAAGCTTGCTTTTAGGTTAGACATCTTTCGGCCATTGTAAGTAGTGTGAAAGATTATGCCTAACTTAGCTTTTTTAATTCTTTTAGCAAGATCAGTATTTTCTGGAACAGCATATGTTATAGTGTTTGGTGTAAACGCAATAGCATCTTCACCTCGTATAGATACCGACTTAATATCTCCTGATGTAAATAACAAGTCACCTTGTACGACACCTTGTATACCAAGTTTAGGTAATTCTTTTAAACAGATTGATAATTTATCTACTAAACCACCAGAGTGATTTTTTCTTATATCTGCTTGAGTGTAATTGATTTTAGGAGTAACGTTGAATACAGATTTTGATCCAACAAAGAATTTGCCATTTTCAGGATTGATACCACAAAATACTGCTGGTGCACCATCCCATTTAACGGATACGTTTAATTTTCTACGTGATGAGCCTACTAGCATATTTCTTATTGATTTAAGAAATTCTACTGCATTAAGGCCACCTTGGTAACCGTTATTAATAATTTCGTCTTCTAAATGTTCTAAATGAGTATTTTTTGCCTCATTAAGATATTGTTTAAAACTATACATTTGTCTCCCACTATATCCATTATATCAAAAAATTACGCTTTTGTCAAGCGAAAAATCACTATATTCCATACATAAATCACTACTTACTAGACTATTTATAACACCTATAAACCTTGATTTTATTAAGTGAAAAATATTGAATGGTTTTTCACTTGAATTCCTGCTTTTTCTGATGTATAGTAGCAGTATATGTTAAACAATATGAAAGGATATAAAATGACAATTCAAAAAGACTATGATGTTATGAAAAACAAAGTTGATAAATTATTAGAAAAAATAGATACTTTAGTTGGTGATTTTGATGAAAAGTATGATGTTAATTTATCTAATGATTTAAACTATAAATTAGATGAAGTATCTGATATGATTGATGACAATTATTCTGATACTGATTTTGAAGACTAATTATACTATTTTGCTATTATAAACTTACCAGATTTAATGGTTCTACTTGATGTGTATTCAATAAAAGCTTGAACCATTTTATCATTTAATTTTTTATTTTTTTTATCAGTTTCATTTTTTTTAAACCACTTATAGATAACTGGCATTATAGAGTTTGCTACATACAAAGCACTTAAAGTTGCTCGTTCAGCATCATATTTACTTTTAGCAGGATCTTTTAATTTTATACCTGATTTAATTTTAAATTTTTTATTTGTTAATGCAATTTGTCTAGTGTATTCACTTATTCCTTTATTAAAAGCTGATGTTAAATTTTTAGCAAAATCAGAGTCAACAGTTGAAATTATACGAGCTATTAAAGGAATACCTACAACAGATCCACCTCTACCACCAGCACCTGTTACTTCTATTTCACATTTAACCGCTTTATTTACTCCGTAATTAGCACTATAAGCATCGTGTCTAATTTTTATTTTTTCTTTTTTGTTAGCACTAAAATATATTTTTATATCTCTTGTAATTGGTTTTGCTCTTGTATATAATTTACTCCAATCACTTACACCAAAATATTGTAAACTTGATAGATATTTTTCTTCGTCAGACCTAACAAAATTAACATTAACAATATTCACATTTTTTTCTGCCTTTTTTAGAGATAATGGTAACAAATCTCCTGAAGTTACAAGTTCCGAAGTAAGTTTATTTAAATCTGAAAATTTATAAGATTTTTTTAATTTAGTTGAGGCTAACTCTACATCTTCAAGTATAATCTCGTTTGCCTTTTTTGACACAAAATAAATGTCAGCAGGACTCCATTTGTTTATATCACCAAAATAATTTTTTTCATTAGTGTTGGCTAGATCAAAAAGATAAGATATATGCTCCATTGCATTAGCATCTCTACCCTTTTCTTTTTTAGCACCTCTTACATAAACTATATCTTGTAGTTTAGGACTTTTTATCTTTTTAAATTTACCACTAATTTTTTGTATATCGTTTAATAACTTTAAGGCAATATTAATTGATGACTCATACCATCCATCTGCCTTTGTTAAAAAGGTCTCTATTTGAGATAATGTTATTTGGGGTGTATCTAATTTACTAAAAATATCTTCAATAACCTTTTTGTGTGTTTCTTTAAACAACGCATAGGTTGGATATTTTAAAAGGTCAAACTCTTGTTTAGTTGTGTTTATACCAAGATAATCTGCTATAGCACAAAATAACGCTTGAGCTGCCTCTCCTTCTTTGGGTGAATCTGCCATACATATATTTATATATATCTATCGGCCAGTTCTTTGTGTACTTGTTCTAGGATTGTAGTTAGACCTACCTTTATCTAACAGTTTTTCTTTTTCACCTCTACAATCAAAGAAAGGTGGAAAACCAAACACACCAAATGTCTTATGTTTATTTTGAAATTTAACAATTTCTTTTACATCTTCTTCAAAGAAGGACTCTTTTATTACTAACTTACTAGGCATTTCTACAGCTCGCCAAAGTATTTCGTCTTTTACTTTAACCATTTCAGTTTTGTAGTATATTGATGGTTGTCTTTTTCTTACCTGATTATGATTGTATTTTTTTATCATATTTTAAAATCCGAAAACTTATCATAAACTTCAGCAGGTTGTGGTCCTGATGGCTTTTCAAGTTTTTCTTTTGTTTCTTGGTTACTATCTACAATCTGTTGAGCTGATTGTTCTACATCATACAATCTCATTCTACTTCTATCAACACCAATTATAAATGCACGATTAACAGCAGGATCATTGTAACGATTTTTTAATTGTTTTACTTTAATTTGATTTAGTTCTTCAAGTTCTTCATTCGATATTAAAGCAAACATAAAGTCAGCAGTTGCAGGAAGACCAAATGATTCTGATGTATCTTCTAAACCAACATCACTTGACATATAACCAGTTCTTGTTGTTTGTGTAGCCGATACAATAGGAACATTATACTGAACAGCGAGTCCTCTTAATTCTTCAGCAATCGCTTTGATTAAAAAATAAGATGATATATTACCACCTTTAAAACGACTACTAGTACATATATTTAAATAGTCAATGAATACTATATCAGGTTTAAATGATTTCTTTAATGCAAGTTCATCAATCAGTCCTTTAAAATGACCACTATGAGCAGACGCAGTAGGATATTCTTTAATAATTAATTGACCATTTACTTTGTTTTGTAATTTAGAAATTTTATTATCATAAACTTCTTTAGGCATTTCATAAAGATCATCTATTGTTACATCTAATAAATTAGCATCAATTCTTTCAGCAATTCTTTCTTCAGCCATCTCTAAAGTAATATACAATACATTACGACCTTGTGTTATAGCGGCCGCAGCCATATGACACATAAACAAGGACTTACCAACACCTGTACCTGCAAGTGCTACGTTTAAAGTCTTAGGTGGTAGGCCGCCTTTTGTGATACGATTAAAATAATTTAAATCGAACTTTAATCGTTCTTCAGTTCTATGATAATATTCAAATCGGTCATCTGTTTGATTTAGATAATCATGTCCTATGTGTCTATCAAATGAAACACCAAGTGCTTCAGATAATATACTTGGTATGGCCTCTGGTGTGTGCTTATTGTCTTTACCATCTATAATCTTAATACCTTTTAGTACAGCATTATAGACAGCACGATCTTTACAAAACTTTTCAGTTGTATCTAACAGCCATTGTTGTTCAACTTCTTCATGTATTAAACTATTTAATAAAGTTTTTGTATTTTTATATTCATCTTCGGTAAGTGTCTTGTTATTAGACAACTCAATAGCAATTGCTTCTTTTGTTGGAAGATTATTATATTTTACAACAAAGTCATTAATAATATTAAATAAAGTTACTTCATCTCTATTTTTAAAAAAGTCTTCTTTTATAAAAGGAATAACTTTACGAGTAAAATCTTCGTTATGTATTAGATTGGATAAAAGTGTTTTTTCAAATTGATCAGACATAATGTAGATAACTTCCTATAATGTACTTTGGTTGATTGATTGGTTTTTCTCCTGCATGTTTAAATGGCCATAATGGTGGGAACATTAAAACTTTACCTGCCTCTGGTTTAATCTTAATATCATAATCAGGAAATGTTGTTTCGCCGCCATCATTATTATTTAAATACATAAAAAAAACTAAAAATCTTCTAGCACTGTTATAGTTAGTCACATCTACATGTGTCTTAAATTCATCTTCACCGTTAGGTTCATATTTTTTAAATCTTATTTGTTCAAAACCAAATTTCTCTGGCCATTGTTTTATATCATCTATTTTAACATCTTTTGTATATTTGTCAACAAGCTCTCTAAACTTAGGAAAAAGAATATCAGAATATTCTTGCCAATCATTATGCATACTAATATTGATTTCTGTAAATGACATATGATTATCTAATATTGTTTTGACTTGTTGTGAAGCTGAGTCTTCAAACTTATCAATTAAATGTTGGCATTGATCTTTTGTCAATACATTATCATATGTTTTTATATAATTATTTTTCAAATTTAATTGTTCCATTTTCTAATTGTTTTTCAACTACTTCAATTAATATATCACCTATATAGTTTCTAAAATCAATACTTGTGGTATCAACATCATTAGGATTCTTTTTAATATCATAATCAAACTTTAAAGGCAATTCACCTCGTTCATTTTCTTCAGAAGCAAACTTTACATGGCCATATGTGTATATGATATCCTTGTAAGGACCCTCCGTAATCTTTATACAACTGTAATCGTCAACATCACGTTGAGCAAAAACAAATCTATTCTGCGCCATAGAGGAATTCTTTTTTGGCTGCCTCGTCAATTTGAGCGAGAATATCTTTAGTAAAGAATTTATCAGGTTCATTATTGATAGTTTTAGCATATTGTTTTGATCCATCTGGTAGTTCTATTCTAGTAGAAACAGATTTAAATATGTTATGTTTGATAGCAAGGTCTAATAACCCATAATACTTATCAAGGCCATCTTTATATGTTAATCTAACATCTATTAAAGCATTCTCTTTTGTTAGCCTTGACTTATAGTTTTTACAATGTATGATGTTACCAACAACTTCTTTACCATCTTTTTCTTTACGTTTGGATAGATAGACAATATTTGAAGCAGCGTATTTTAATCCAGAACCACCACCCATTTCTTTTTGTGGAAACATTGAACCAATAACATCATAAGTGTGATTGGTCATAATCATTGGTACTTTTGCCTTACCAAGTTTAAGTGTTAATACTCTAAATGCGGCCTTGACAATTTGACTTCTTGTCATATCTCTTGTTTCTTTACCGTCAGCAGTATCTTCCATTTCTTTTGTAGTAGATAACATTCCTAAACTATCTAATACAAACATTAAAGGTTTTCTATTCTTCTCATCTTGTTCAAGGTATTTGTCAATCACTTTGATAGATTGATGTCTAAATTCTTGTACTGTCGCAACTGGTACTATGACCATTCTCTTACTATCAATGCCTCTTGTTTCAACTAAATCTTTTGTTAACGCACTTTCTGATTCAAAGTAAATCACACCTGCGTCTTTGTTTTTATCTAAAAATGCTTTTACAATACCTAATGCAAAGAAAGTTTTACCTGTTGCAGCTTCACCTGCAATTGCTGTTATTTTGTTTGATGGCATACCACCAAAGATAGAACCTGATAATAAAGCATTAAAGGCGTGTGAACCTGTATCTATAAAACTATCTACATCACCTGCTTCTACACCCTCACTTACTAGGGTTGCATATTCATTACCTGTTTCTTTAATTATTTCTTTTAAAAAGTCACTCATTCATTGTCTCCTTATTATGTGTCTATTATATCAAATCATCTTTACTTTGTCAAGCGTTTTTGGATCAGGTTTACCTTCCCAATCAAATCTATATTTTTCATCTTTAGGTATCCAACCTTTTATAGGTTTTTCATAATCATCACTTGTCATTTTTGACCATACTTTATCAAACATTTCATTTACATCAATTGTTCCGTAATGACTAACAATACTAGTTTCAACACGATTTAATCTTTTTTCTAATAGTTCTCTATTGTATTCAAGTAGTCTTTGATAATCCCAATATTCTTTGAGGTCTTTGTAGGATGTTTTTGATATGGCCATACTCATATTTATTAGAACAATGTTGCCCTCCTACTATGCCTAAAGTAATCTAATTTTTCTTTAGAAAAACACCAAACGTTTTCAATATATATTCGATTCATAAACTCAGCCTTTTCTTCTTCACTTTCAAATAGCTTATCTGATTTAGGTCTTTGCATTATTCTCATACCTATTTGTCCTACAAAGTGTTCTTTTAAACTATCTACAAGTTCATCACTTGAATAATATCGTTTACCTTTTATATTAGGATCCATTATATTAACAAATAAATGTTTTGATCTTTCAAAACTTTTTTTAGCAACAGGTAAATAAAAATCATCACGCCATTTAGAATATTCGTCAAACTTTTTCCATGATTGATTTTCTTCTTTCTCACCACCTTCATTATATCTTTCTGTAGAAAAGTATGGTGGACTTGTAAATGCACAATCTATATTATCTATTTTATCCCATGGTAAATCTTCAGCGCCACAGTTATAGATAGTTACTTTTTTAGGTTTAGGTAAGAAACTATTATATGTTTCTACTTGTTTTAAATATTGTTTGTAAGTATTAGGATTTGGATCACAACCGATATATTCTTCAGCGTCACTAGTAAAGAAACCTGCAAGTCTATCACCCCAACCACATGATGTATCTAACACTTTTTTAGCATTTGTCATCTGATAGATTGTCTTTGCTACATTAGGTTTAAATTGTGTTGCAATATATGTACCTAATCTAAAGGCTGATATATAACTTTTATCGTTTAAAACACCACCTCTTAATTCTGTTTTGCCATCCACTTCTACTGGTTTCATACCATTAATTCCACGCCAGATGGGGCCAAGACATCGCCATATATCTTTTGCTGTACCATTTTGCCATACATCTATAGGTGCTTTAAAGCCAAAACTGCTACAATTCAATCTTAAATGTTGATGAAAATAATTTGACACATCATTAAATATAGATGGTGCGTCTATGATACCAAGACCATGATCTTTAAAATTATACTTATAGTCATCATACTTTTCCTTTACATTTTTTTCTAACTGTTCTACAGGCTTTACATATTCCCATACATCTTGTTTTTGTAAAGATTTAAAACATTGACGCATTACCTCATATGAAATCTTCTTTAAAGGAAACTTTGGTCTATGCTCTGCAATGTATTCTGCTAAATCTAATCTAAACTGCTCTTTACCAATATCATTGGTAACAGTTTCAAACTGCTGTTGATCCATTATCGGCAGTTTATTTTCATCTGCATATTTACTTAGGTATTTCATCATTCCACTTTCTTAACATCCAATATATAAATCCATATATCATTATAACACATATTATTGCTATTGTCAATTGCATATTAAAATTTATCTGTTTGATTTCCCCAACTATCCCAACCACTTCTTTGCGTTCTAGCAAACAATTCAATATAAGGACCTTCTAATAAGTTCTCTATATGATTATACATTATGTCTGGCTTTCTACTGTGTTCCCTACGTTGTTCTACAACTAATTGAGGCACACTCTTACTGATTCGTTTAGGTTTACCTTTAGTTGCTAATAAACACATTTCGGGATTACCTCTAGTCCAATAACCTAAACCTGTAAAATATCCTTCAGACTTTCTATTTGTTTTTGCCCAAGTAAATCCTACAGTTTTATATTTAAATCCCCACGCATTAATAACTTCAAAGGCCTTGTCTAATAATGGATCAATTACCCACATTAATAAAACTGAATTG